TACTGATACCAACAAAGTTGAGTTTAAGATGGAGCCAATTGAAAATGGTATTCAGGATGGCTCATTTAAAGAGTATCGCAAGCAGAACCGTGATGATATTTTAATCGCTCATCAGGTTCCAATGTCCAAACTTGGTGGTGCAGATTCTGGTGGCATTGCAGCAGCATTATCACAAGATCGTACATTTAAAGAGCAGGTATCTCGTCCAGCACAAAGACACCTTGAAAAAATTGTCAATAAGATTATTAAAGAAAAGACAGATATTCTTGAACTAAAGTTTAACGAACTAACCTTAACTGACGAAATTGCACAATCTCAGATTCTTGAAAGATATGTAAAGACACAGGTTATGACTCCAAATGAGGCTCGTGAAAAGTTAGACTTGCCACAAAGAGCAGATGGCGATGAGCCCTTTGTTATGTCTCCAAGACAAGCAACTGATGCTAGAGCAAACTTAGCGGGTACACGTCAAAGAGATGCAGAACGAACAAATAATAATTCTGATTCAACAACTACAGTATCTGGACGTAATCCACAGGGTGAGGGTAGAGCGTCTCAATAGTTGAGAAAAACTTATAAACAAATGCTATAATAGAAGCGTTATGTTAACAAACAAGGCTCATTGGGTAACTGAAGGTGACAATGTTCGTCTCTCAATGCCCATCGGAAAAGTAGACATTGAACGCCGTATGGTGTCAGGATTTGCAACGCTTGATAACGTTGATAAACAAGGCGATATTGTAACAACAGAATCCAGCGTTGAAGCATTTAAAAACTTCCGTGGAAATCTTCGTGAAATGCACCAACCATCAGCCGTTGGAAAAATCGTTTCATTTAAAGAAGATAAATATTTTGATCCAAATGATAAGAAGTTTTACAGCGGAGTCTATGTATCTGCATATGTTTCAAAGGGTGCACAAGATGCATGGGAAAAAGTTTTGGATGGAACATATACTGGTTTTTCAATCGGTGGAAACATTAAGACATGGGACGATGCCTATGATGAAAAAATGGATAAGTCAATCCGTGTAATTAAGACTTATGAACTACATGAACTTTCTTTAGTAGACAATCCAGCAAATCAATTTGCCAATATTGTATCTATTGAAAAAGTAAATGGACAAAACGTTGTTAGTGGATATTTATCAAAAGCAGAAGTTGAAAACGTATTTTGGGATTCAGAAAGCGGTATCGTAATGGTATCAGACGCTGAATCAGCAGTAAGTCCAACCAATGGTAATAAAATGCAAAATATAGGTTTCGTAGAAAAGAATGATAAAGAAAATACAGAGATGATAAAATTCTTAGTTGATAGTGCTAAAGGCATTAGTACAATTAAGATTACTAAGGAGGTAAATCCCATGACAGAATCAACAGAAACAGCCGTAGACGCTGTAGTTGAAAAATCAGAGGTTGCTCCAGAGGCACAACCAGCAGAAGTTGTAGAGACTCCTGCAGTTGCTGAAGAAGTTGCAGTTGCTGAGGAAGCACCTGTAGCAGAAGCAGTTGACGGCGGTGCAGATTCTCCTGTTGCTGAAGAAGCAGCAGTAGAAGTAGAGAAAGCAGAAGAAGCAGTGGTTGACGCCGTTTCAGAAGTTAAAGAAGAAGTTGCTAAAGCAGTTTCAGAAATTAATGCTTCTCTTACTAATGCCTTTGGCGATCTTGCTGCAACTATTAAGTCTCTTAACGAGCAGGTAGCAGCAGTAACAAAGTCTCTTGATACAGTAACATCAGATGTTAATGGCATTAAGAGTAACTTTAACGAGTTTGGCAAGCGAGTAGATCTTGTAGAGCAAGACACCGCTTTCCGCAAGTCTGGCGATCTAGGCGAGATCGTACAGGAATCACCACAAGTGGTTCAAAAATCCCTATGGGGCGGTCGTTTCCTCACAAATACCGACCTATTTAACTAAGGTATATATCACTAGGAGGTGAACAATATGTCGGAACAAAATACAAATATAGAAAAAAACTATCCAGGTTCAGGTGGCTCAGGAGCAGAAATTAACTCCCAAGGCTCATTAGTATCTGGTGGTGTTGGTGGTGCAACAGGACGTAATGCTGACGGTAACGTAAGTCCAGCAACAGCGCTTGGTAACACAGCAACAGCAGCATTTGGTTCTACAACAGGAGCAAATGCCGTAAATCCTACAGGAGTCTCTGGTGGTATTCTAGCACCTGAGCAAGCACGTCGTTTTATTGACTACGTGTGGGATGCAACTGTTCTCGCCAAAGATGGCCGTAAGGTCACTATGCGAGCAAATACAATGGAAATTGAGAAGGTTAACGTTGGAGAGCGTGTTATCCGTGCAGCAGCACAGGGTGCACCAGACTACACAAACGTTGGCGCAACATTTTCTAAGGTAGAACTCACAACTAAAAAGATTCGTCTTGACTGGGAAGTTTCTACAGAATCACTAGAAGACAATATTGAAGGTGCAGCACTTGAAGATCATCTAGTTCGCTTGATGACAAATGCTTTCGCTAACGATATTGAAGATCTTGCGATTAACGGAATCGGATCAGGCGGAGATGCCTTCCTTTCAATCATGCCTGGCTTCGTTGCTCAGGTAAACCAAGTTGCAGGAAACGATGCTCACGAAGCAGCAGTTACTGTAGCAAACAACGAGTGGACAACTGCAGCAATGCAGAACATCATTTTGGCAATGCCACGCAAGTATCGTGCTATCAAGTCTAACTTGAAGTTCTATGCTGGTACAGACGCATTCCAGGGTATCGTTAAGAACAACGGTACACTCGCAGATGCAGTAGCAGAAGCATTTGCTACTCGCACAGCAGGAACACCAGCAAACCGTCAAGATTACCTTGATGGAAATGCACAAACACTTGGCAACTCACGCACAACTCGTGTACTAGGTGTAGACGTTCTTGAAGTTCCTTACTACCCTGCAGGTTATGTAGATCTTACATTCCCAGCAAACCGTGTATGGGGATTCCAGAGAGACATCACAGTAAACCGTGAATACAAGCCAAAGAAGGACACAATTGAATACACAGTATTCGTCCGTTTTGGTATTCAATGGGAAGAATTAGACGCTGTATCTTATGCAGATGCAGACTCAACTGATTCATAATCATTGACCACCCAGATTGAGGGAGGATGGATTAATTTCTGTCCTCCCTTAGTCATATTCTGGTATAATTACAAATGAGTATGGGAGAAAATATGACAATTGAAGAATTAGCAAAAAAGACCGTAATGGAACTAAAATCTTATGCTAAAAAAAATAACATTGACCTATTTGGGGTATCTACTAAATTAGAAATTTTAGAAGTAATTGCAAGTTTTATTCCAACGGGATTAACAAATAATATTAAAGAAGAAAAAGCACCAATTGAAAAGGTAGCACTTTACTCAGACAAAAACATCTATTGGCACGGTCTTGGTGAAATAAAGGTGGGATACAACATCGTCTCAAAGGAGGCATCGGAAAAGTGGATTACTCGCAAGGCAGTCAGAATTGCACAGCCTGAAGAAGTAGCCTCATACTACGGTAAATAACAATGTCAGTCATTCTTCGTACACCACCATACCCACTTTCTGTAACTTATACAGTTCCAGATGAGTCAGCAGACTATATTATTGTTATTGAAGACGTTGCAGAGCAAACAGAACTTGAAGAATTTGTTAGTGGAGAGTCTGGATTAACATCTTCTTCAGAAGGAAAAATTACATATGAATTATCTGGAGACTTTGTAAGATATGATAAGTCTTATGCTTTAACTGTATATGAAGATATTGATGGTGAACGTGGAGATATTGTTATTGAAGACAACCTACAAATTGAACGCCCATACGTTGATCCAGTTGCCATAGCAGCATCATATAATGAAACATCTGCAACAGGAATTGCAAAATTTAAAGAATATGAATCAATGGCTAGAGCAATTATTGATTCAATAGTTGATGGATTTTACTATAAAAGAAACTACTTAGAGGTTGTTGGACAAGAAACAGATTATATTCCACTTTGGGATAGAACACATAAAATTTTAAAGGCATATGAAAATGCAGAACTAGTGTATGACGTAGATGATGTAGATGGTCCAGCACTTGGAGACTTTAACTATTTAATTACAAAAGATAAAACAGCAATTACCAAAGATCCAGTACAGGCAACAGATTCATTAAATAGAGCAGAAAGACGTCCATCAAGAATTCCACTTGGCGTTTCAGATTCTTATGCGCTATTTGATACAGAAGATAGTGGAAACACACAAACAATTACTCCTGGCGTAGGATTCCAACAAGGAACAGACTACATTTTCTTAGTAGAAACTGGATATAAAGTTGTTCCAATTGATATTCAAGATGCTACAAAAATGTTAATTGATGACATTAAGTGTGGTAAGTTAGATTATTACAAGAGATATGTAAAGAACTACAGCACTGATCAATTTAAAATTGAGTATGACAAGAGAATGATTGAGGGTACTGGAAATATTATTGTAGACAAGATTTTGTCTAAATATGTTAATAATATTGTTCGTCCTGGAGTGTTGTAATGGCTGTATGTGAAACTACAGACTTCATGTATCCAATGAAGGCAGATATATATTTTCCAATCCTAACACAAGGTGACTATGGACAACCTAAAAAAGACTGGGTATATGATAGAACAATCATATGTAACGCAACACCAGTAGGTGGAGTAGGAACTGAAGACATAAAACCAGAAGCATTTTTACAATATGAAAACAAACTAATTGCAAGAACAACAAATGACCCAAGATTATCGTCTAATGGCTCATATAATGCAATAACAAACATATTGATTACAAACATTAGAAGCGACAACGACTCAGTTATTTATAGAGAAACAGCAGGGGCAAGAACTGGCAGAGGAACTATTTATGAAATAGCAACAGTAGAGCCATTTACTGGTCCATTTGGAAATACAGAATATTACAAAATGTTATGGCGTAGAACTGAGAACCAAACGGTAGGCGACTAATGTTAGTAAGCATGGATACTAGATCCCTAACTGCTCAAATGAATAACATCGTAAACTATTCTTTTGGTTTTTTAGAAGGTGTACAAAAAGGCAAAAAAATATTTCTTGATAAACTTGGAAAAGGCGTAATAGAAGCACTAGCACAATATGTTGATGTTGAAGCAAGATCTAATCCAAAAGCATTACATCACGTTTACGAATGGAATCAAGTTGGAAGCCCAACATCTAGACTTTTTAATTTAAACTATACGGTAAGTAACATTGGACTATCTATTAATTCTACATTTAGACAATCAAGATCAGTTTCAGAAAACATGACAGTTCCATTTTACAATAAGGCAAAAATTATGGAAGATGGAAGTCCAGTAACTATTTCACCAACAAGAGCGCAGACATTAAAATTTAGTGGTCCAAATGGAGATGTGTTTACAAAAAAACCAATTAAGGTTGATTCTCCAGGAGGAGATGACGTTGCTGGAAGTTTTGAGTCAACAGTTGATATTTTTATTTCTAGATATTTTAAGCAATCATTTTTACGTGCATCTGGACTCTATGACTATATTAAAAAACCAAAACTATATAAAACAAACTTTAAGGCTGGATCAAAAATGGGTAAAAGCAAGGGCGTTGAAACAGGGTTTAAATGGATTGCTAATGCAACAATTGGAGTAGAATAGAACCATGACTATATTAACAGATACTGGATTTCCACCAACATTTTTAAATGGATACATACTTTCAGAGTTAGCCTACCATGGATTAGTTGCTGAGGCAGACTTACTTAATCCTAGTCCAATGGTTCCAGCACAATTTCCAACAAACATTGAAGACTTGTATAATGACAGCATTGCAATAAGACAAACAGAAAGTCCATTACTTCTTGTATATGATAGATTAATGAGGTTTAGACCAAGCCCATTTTATATGCGTAAAAGAGAGCAACTTATCTATTTCCTATATTCAACAGATGTTGCAAAACTAATAGATTCTGTTCGTGTGATATCAAATGCTCTTGATCGTGAAGATTCATCAGCACAAGACATTAACTCATGGGCTATTGCTAACCCAGTTTTAAACTCTCAGGGAGACACAATTCCATATAACATTTTCTTTCACAACACCAGGGTATACCAGGCAGACGAAAGTAGGGACGTTGCAGAGTTAGCATCCGCAAGAACCCTTTTTGTTAATAAGATTATTGTTGAATATGACTATCACATCAAAACAGAGTCAGATTCTAGATATACATAAAAGGCAGTATAATTGCTTTAGAGGAAACACGCCAAACAACTTAATAAATACTTTATGAAAGAGGTGAACAAATATGCCATATAGCCGTGGTACGTCAAACAACATTATCGTTGGTGCAGCAGCACTTTTCGTTGCAGATACAACACTTACTCCAGGAACACTGGAAGGTTTTGATTCAAGCGAGTCTTTTAAAGATACGCTTACAGCAGATGCAGCCTATACTAACGTAGGTTATACCATGAACGGTCTTGAACTACAATTCCAACCAGACTTCGGTGAAGTCCAGGTAGATCAGATTCTTGACGTTGCAAAACTATATAAGCAAGGTATGCAAGTTAATCTTGCTACCGCTTTTGCTGAAGCAACCCTAGAAAACTTGCTTCTTGCATTAGCATTCTCTGATACACAACTTACAGGAAACAAGGCAGCATCTACAGGTCAGACACTTAATCTATCTGCAGGTGAACTTGGAGAATGTCCAGTAGAACGAGGAATCGTTGCTGTTGGACCAGGAACTGGAGACTGTGACGCATCTGATTCTATTGAACGTGTTTATACAGCATACCGTGCTCTCTCAATTGAGAACGTAACAGTATCTGCTAAGCGTGACGAAGCATCAATGTTTGAAGTTTCATTCCGTCTTCTTCCTGAAGACGCATCAGGTTCTTACGGTAAGATCGTAGATCGTACTTGGGGACAATCATAATCTAACTTTAGATTAACTCAAAGCCCATCTCTAACGAGGTGGGTTTTTTGTTTTGCCTATGATAGAATAGAAAGATTATGGCAACAAACGTATATCAGAGTAAAAATATTAAATTAATTAATGGAGAAGAGTTAGAAATTATTCCATTAAAAATAAAATATCTCCGTGAGTTTATGGAGGCTTTTGAGGACGTTAAAAAATCAAAAAGTGACGATGAGGCTGTAGAGTGTTTGGTTGAATGTGTAAGAATTTCAATGAAACAGTTTTATCCAGAAATATCAAAAAATAAATCAGACATAGAAGATAGTTTTGACATGCCAACAATTTATACAATTTTAGATATATCTGCTGGAATTAAAATAAATGAAAGATCACAGGAAACAGTAAAAGACCAAGCAACAGATAGCGGTTCAACCTGGTCAGACCTGGATTTAGCAAAAATAGAATCAGAGGTATTTTTGCTGGGTATTTGGAAAGATTATAAAGAGTTAGAAGAATCATTGTCTATGCCAGAATTAATGGCTACCTTGTCAAGTCGCAGAGAACTTGACTATGAAGAAAAAAAGTTTCTTGCTGCAATTCAAGGGGTAGATTTAGACAAAGAATCTGGATC